AGCAAGCCAGTAACAAGAAGAAGTACCTAGACCAAACGTCTATAGCTATTGTCAAGGTAGGAGATGATAATAAATGGTGGGTAGATAAGGTTGATGCAGGAAGGTGGGATATAAAAGAGGTATGCGAGAGAATCCTAAAGCACACCCAGTTATACGGCATTCAGGTAATTGGAATAGAAAAAGGTTCTTTGATGAGAGCTGTTATGCCCTACTTAACCGAGATGATGTTAAAACAAAACATATACCCAAGAATAGAAGAAATAGCGATAGGTAACAGAAGTAAAGTAGACAGAGTCGTAGGTGCTTTGCAGGGTAGGTTTGAGCATAAGCAGGTAGAGCTTTGTGATGGTGACTGGGTTAAAGAGTTTAAAGACGAGCTGCTTAACTTTCCTACCACAGGAATACATGATGATATGGTTGACTCAGTAAGTTTAATTGCTCAGATAGCTAACGCAGTGATGTACTTTGAAGATTTAGATGATGAATACGAACCCTTAGATTGGATATCAGGATATTAATATGGCTAGAGACGTATTTGAACAAGCAATGGAAATGTATCCTGCTCTTAGAAATTTAGGAATTGAGTACAAAATATCTCCTAATCCTGAAGAAAAAAGAATGTTAGAGTTTTATCCTCCAAATGAAAAAGGATCTCCAAATAACCCAAGACCTAGAGAATTACCTATCAATAAACTTGGTGTAGAGATTTATAATGAAGATGTTAGACCTCTTGATGTATTAGGAGATGTCACAAGTCATTGGCTTATTTACAATGACCCTGAATACAAACAGTATTACGATGATTTTGTTCAATCAATGTCTCCAGAACAAAAACAAAGATTAAAAGGACAGTACGAACATTACGTTTCTAAAGGCGAAAAGCGTCCTTATGAGCAATGGGAACAAATGACAGGTCTACCAGCTTATTTTAGAGGTTATCCATTTAAACAATGGTCTGATAAATTTAATCAAGTTGCTTATACTCCAGAACAACGAGAAATGTTTGATCGTATGATGAACCAGTTGTCTAATACTTTACCTACATCTAAAGCTACAATCATTGAATAGGAAATAAATATGGCTGAAAACTATAATACAGATTTCATGGAAGAAGAAGCACCTGAAACACAAAGTGAGAAAGATCTGGTGTCTTTCGTGGTTGACCACTGTGACAAGTGGAGAGACTGGAGAGACTCTAATTATGAAACCAAGTGGGATGAATATGAAAGGATATATTATGGAGTTTGGGCTGCGGAAGATCGTACAAGGGACAGTGAGCGTAGTAAAATCATTAGTCCTGCTACCCGTCAAGCTGTTGATAACAGGGTTGCGGAAACTATGGAAGGCTTTGCTGGATCCGGAAAACTGTTTGAAATAAGTGATGACGGATTAGATCAAAACAGTGCAGATGTTGAGCTTATGCAGTCTCTTCTGCTAGAAGACACGCATAACAACGCTTACATCAACAACGTATCATCGATTGTTAAACTAGCAGAGCTGTATGGGACAGGTGTAGGGGAAGTTTTAGTTCAAACAGAGCTAGAACGTATCCCTACTACCCAAGAAATGCCAGAACAAGGCATGGCAGAGGTAGGAGTTACTGAAAGAGAGAAGGTAACAGTCAAAGTTAAGCCTGTTCATCCTCGTAATCTCTTAGTAGACCCAAATGCTGACTCAGTTGATGAATCTTTAGGTGTAGCTGTTGAAGAATACATCAGTTACCATCAAATAGTGCGTGGAATGGCTTCTGGGGTCTATAAAAAGGTAGATATCGAACCATATTATGAAGATGACGATATAGAACCGTCTAAACTTGAAGCAACCGAGTATCAAGACGATAAAGTTAAGGTAATTCGGTATTATGGGCTAGTTCCAAGAGATTTATTAGAATCTTCAGGTGAAGTAGAGCAAAAAGCAGAAGAATTGTTCCCAGATGACGATGAAGCTGCTGAAATGGCTGATTTAGTCGAGGCTGTCATCGTTATTGCCAATGATTCTCAACTTTTGAAGGCAGAACGCTCTCCTTACATGATGGAAGACCGTCCAATCGTCATTTATAGACCTGAAGTGCGTCCTAAGCTGTTCTACGGAGTTGGAACAGTAGAGAAGGCATATAATATGCAAAAGGCTGTTGATGCTCAGCTACGCTCTCATATGGACTCCCTTGCACTAACTACAGCACCTATGATGGGCATAGATGCTACTAGATTACCGAGAGGTATGAAGTTTGAAGTCAGAGCTGGTAAAAACATACTGACTAACGGCAATCCTTCAGAAATATTACAACCGTTCAAGTTCGGATCTACAGATGCTTCAAATTATGAAACAGCAAAAGGTTTTGAGGCAATGCTGCTACAAGCTACAGGCACACTAGACTCTGCAGAGTTGGTCAAGAGTGCAGCAGGAGGAGGACAAAACAACGGAATGGGAATGTCTTTAGCCATGTCTGCTATCGTTAAAAAGAACAAGGTAGCGATGGCATCGTTTCAGGATGACTTCATCATACCGATGGTTAAAAAGGTTGCGTATCGATATATGCAGTTCGACCCAGAACGTTATCCGATGAAAGACTTCAAGTTCACTACGATGTCTTCTATTGGTGCTTTAGCCAGAGAGCATGAGCAGCAGCAGTTGATTGGTTTGTTACAAACACTAGGACCAAAGTCTCCTATTGTTCCTATCATTCTAAAGAGCATCGTGTCTACCTCTGGTCTGTTAAACAGAGAGCAGTTAATGGCTCAGTTAGAGCAAATGTCGCAGCCTAATCCACAGGCTCAAGAGATGCAGATGCAAGCACAGCAAGCGCAACTTCAATACCTTGCTGCTCAGACTGCTGAACTGCAAGCCAGAGCGCAAGAGTCTATGGCTGATGCTCAAGAGGCACAAGCCAATGCTCAGAAGATAATGGTTGAGGCTTCTCTGATGGAGGACAAGGTTAAGACTGACATGATTAGAAACTTGTCAGCTAACATTAAAGACGAGGACACTGAAGAGTTTACTAAGAGAGCTAAGATTGCTGATCTGATGATTAAAGAAAAAGATATTGAATCAAAAGAGAGGATAGTCGATAAGCAAATGCAAGAGAAGAGAATGACTCAATAAAGAAAAGGGCTTACGCCCCTTTCAAGAAATTGGTTAATGTTTTTGGTAAGCCTTCTGAGTAGGTCCAAGAAGCAAACTCTCTAGCTAACCTTTTTGCTTTTGGGATGCTACCCTCGAAAGTCTCAAAGCGGTCAGCTATTTTGTTATCCACTTTTACGACTCTGATCGGTGTAGTCAGTACAACTGCCTTAGTCCATTTTCTACCTCTCTGACCAACTAGCACTAATCTAACTGTGTTGTCGAAGTGTCGTGTTCTGATTAATTTCATTTTGAATCTCCTTGTTGTTAGTTTAAAAATTCTATTCCTCTCTGAACCATTGCCAGTCGCTAAAATTCATGAGCGGTTTATTTGTTTTGTGGTGATATCCTAGTTTTTCACCACTGTTATTAATTACATAAATTCTGTAAAGTTCTTCTAAAGTAGGTTCATATTCAAAATCTTCTATGTACATATTTTATTTCTCCTTATTTAAAACAAGATGGGATTTCATTAGCAGAGTCATAACTTTTCTCAAAGTTATGCATTAAATCTTTAAGAAAAGTTTTTCCAAAGTCAGTGAACAAAATATTTAGACTCCAAACATAATTCTCAACATCTAATGGGTGTTGAAAATCATTGAACTCGACAATATTACTAACAGCTTCAGAATAACTATCAAAATGATTTAGATACTCTTTAAAGTTTTCGACTGACTTAGTTTTTTGCATCTCTTCAATTTTCTGATTACGCTCAAACATTTCACCAAGTTCATCCCACATAGCTTGTTTGATTTTGGGTGATGCTGCATAAAATGAATCATCTCGACTAGGACGGAAACCGTAAACATCTTTGTAGAAGTCTGAGTAAAGTTGATCGCTGTATGTGTATTTTTTCATTTTGAATCTCCTAAAAGTTGGGACCGAAGTCCCGTTAAAATTAAGCTGTTAAATCGAAACCGATAAGGTCGAAACCTTCTGGAGAGATTACGATTGTTCCTCCGTGTTCATCAACAATCACATCTCCAACTGAAAGGCTGGCAGCTCCGTTTGGCTGTCCGCCTGTGTTGCCGATGTGAAATAACTCGTTAAGATCATCAGCGCTCATCTCACCAACGAAATCGTAGTCTCCACCGTATATTGCGTTTTTAACATCTTTTTTGGTGCAGATGTCAGTGTTGTCCCAGCCGTAAAATCTGTGGTCTCTGAAAAAATCACTGTCAAAGTTAACTTGGTAAATTTTATATGTTGTCATTTCTATCTCCTAGTTGTTGTGTGTTTCTTAAGTGTTGAATCTATTTTAAGACTTAATTTCAGAAAAGTAAACACTTTGTACAATTATTTTGTTATATAAATACGATTTTTTATAATCAAAAGATATATAAGCAAATAATTTAGACAAACTGTTCTATTTGTGGTAGGATAAGCCTCAAGTAAATAGGAATGATTCTTATTTACATTTACAGGAGAACTCCTATTGGATAAAGAACTCCAAGAGTATTACGAAGAACGCTTCAACATGATGGGAACAAAAGGCTACACAGATTTGTTGACAGATGTTGAAACGATGATTGAAGAAAGAAACAATTTGATGGCTACACAAAGCCTTGAGGAATTACACTTTCGTAAAGGTCAGTTAGATGTTTTGCATTGGATCAGAACTCTCAAAAAACTTTCTGAGGAAGCGTGGGAGCAGATGAACAATGGCTAAGAGAATGTATGAATTTAGGTGTGAACAAAACCACACCGCAGAGAATTACATTGATGAGGAGGTAACCACAATTTCGTGTCCTACTTGTCAATGTGAGTCACTTCGTGTTATCTCAGCACCGCGTATTGCATTAGAAGGAATCACTGGTGATTTTCCTACTGCTGCAGATGCTTGGGCTAGAAAACACGAAGAAGCAACAAGAGTCGCTGAAAAACGCAGAGGCTGAGCGTCCAGTGGCATTTTTTATATCCTATAATCACATAGTGACAGGAGTTTTTATATATGGCTAAGTTTGAAGATCCGTTACAAGAAAACCTTGACTTTACACCTGATGAGGTAGGTGAAGAATCTAAAAAAGAGAAAATAGAAGCACAGGCTCCTGAAGAGCAAGTAGAAGCTGTTCAAGAACAACCTGAATTACCTGAGAAATATCGAGGTAAGTCTTTTGAAGATGTTATCAAAATGCACCAAGAGTCTGAAAAACTTATAGGAAAGCAAGCCAGAGAAGTTGGTGAGCATCGTAAGTTTTTTGATGAAATGACAAAACGTGAACTTCTTAAAAACAAAGCGACAGACCAGCCTGTAGTTGATGAAGATCCTAACGATACATTTTTTAAAGAACCTACTGTAGCAATGGATGCTCGCATTAGTAATCATCCAGCTATTAAAGACGCACAAGAGGCTGCTTTAATGGTAAAAGCTCAGTCTGCTTTACAACAGCTACAACAACAGTTTCCTGATTTTAAAGATGTTGTTAATGACGCTCAGTTTATTGACTGGGTGAACAAGTCTTCAATCAGACAAAAACTACATAAACAAGCTAACGAAGGTTATGATTTAGAAGCTGCTTCTGAACTTATTAGCACTTGGAAAGATATTTCAAATGTTAAAAGTAATTCAGAACCACAGCAACAAATTACTCCTGATTCTCAAGAGTCTAGAGTTAAGTCTTTAAAAGCTGCCACTGTTGATACAGGCTCCACTTCAATGGGTTCTAAGAAAAAATATAGTCGTAAAGCCTTTCAAGAACTACTTATAAGAGATCCACAAAAATACTATGCTAACGCAGATGAAATCCTTCTTGCTTATGAGGAAGGAAGAGTCTATTAAATGAAAAGGAAATAAGAAATGGCACTAGGTACTAATAATGTAACAACCACCACCGCAGCGAAGTTCATCCCTGAAATTTGGAGTGATGAAATTGTTGCAGCTTATAAGGCTAATCTTATAGCTGCTAACCTATTCTCCAAGATGTCTTTCAAAGGTAAGAAGGGTGATGTACTTCACATTCCTAAACCAACTCGTGGTTCTGCTTCTGCAAAGGCAGCATCAACTCAGGTAACGCTTATAGCTGCAACTGAGAACGAGATTCTTGTCAACATCAACAAGCACTACGAGTACTCACGTTTCATTGAGGACATCGTTGAGACACAGGCACTTAGCTCTCTACGAAAGTTCTACACTGATGACGCTGGTTTTGCTATTGCTAAACAAGTAGATACTGACTTGATTCAGCTTGGTCGTACTGCTGGTTCAGGCACTGCCTACTCTACAGCAGCTTCAACTACTAACGCATTCATTGGTTCTAACGGAACTACTGTCTATAACTCTTCATCTTCTAATGCTGCTGCATTGACTGATGCTGGTGTTAGACGTACTATCCAGCGACTTGATGATGCTGATGTACCAATGACAGATCGTTTTTTAATTGTTCCACCTACAACAAGAAATACCTTGATGGGTATTGACAGATTTAGTTCTGAGTCTTTTGTTGGTGAGCAAGGACAAAACAACACGATCCGTAACGGACAGGTTGGTGATCTCTACGGTGTTAAAGCCTATGTGACAACCAATGCTGACTCAGGTGCTGGTAGTTCTGGTGCTGACCGTATTTGTCTCATGGCACACAAGGACGCTTTTGTTCTTGCTGAGCAGATGGGTGTACGTTCACAGACCCAGTACAAACAAGAGTGGCTTGCAACATTGTTCACGACAGATATGCTTTACGGTGTAGCTGAGTTGCGTGACAGTTCTGCTGTTGCTCTTGCTGTTCCTGCTTAATTAAGTAGGTTGTAATATCTCCCTAGACTCACAAGGTCTAGGGAGTTTCATTATTGTCGTTCATCCATTAGGACGGAAGTAGGGAAACCGAAGGAACGCATCTTTCTTTAAAAAGGAGGGTGTTATGTCTTGGACAGACTACTGCCGTAAGCGTGAGATAGACAATTACAAGAAGCAACAACTACTTAAACTACTACAAAGGAAATGTTATGTGGACTAAACCTGAATACACTGAGATGAGATTTGGTTTTGAAGTTACGATGTACATTGCAACTAAGTAAGGACATATAATGGCTATATTTAGAGGGGCTGGAGGATCAGGAGATGCTACCACAGACGCTGCTAGTCAGGCTACAGTAGCCACAACTAAAGCTGCTGAAGCTGCTACTTCTGCTTCTGCTGCGTCCTCTTCAGCCACCACTGCTGCTACTGAAGCATCTAACGCTTCTACGTCAGCAAGTAATTCTGCAACATCCGCTACAGCATCTGCAAGTTCTGCTACAGCTTCTGCATCTTCTGCAACGGCTGCTGCTAGTTCAGCTACTGCTGCTGCTGCATCTTTTGATTCTTTTGATGACAGGTACTTAGGTGCTAAGTCATCTGCTCCTTCTACCGATAATGATGGTAATGCTTTAGCTGAAGGGGCTATGTATTACGACACAGGTGACGATATCATCTATGTCTGGAACGGAACAACATGGCAAACCATTACAACAGGTAGTGGTGGACTACAAGCTGCTAATAACTTATCTGATGTTGCTAGTGCAAGCACATCAAGAACTAATCTTGGTTTAGCTATTGGCTCTAATGTACAAGCACACTCTGCTGTACTCGATGCAACTACTGCATCCTACACAACTGCTGAAAAAACTAAACTAGCTGGTATTGAGACAGGAGCAACAGCAGATCAAAGTGCTGCTGAGATTAAGACTGCTTACGAAAGTAATGCAGACACAAACGCATTTACTGATGCTGACCATACTAAGTTAAACGGTATTGAGGCTGGTGCTACTACCGATCAAACTGCAGGTGAGATTAAAACAGCATACGAAAGTAATGCAAATACTAATGCGTTTACTGACGCAGACCACACAAAGCTAGATGGTATAGAAGCTAGTGCTGATGTAACAGATGCAACTAATGTAACTGCTGCTGGTGCGTTGATGGATAGTGAAGTCACTAACCTAGCGCAAGTTAAAGCATTTAGCTCAGCAGACTACGCTACTGCTGCACAGGGTACACTAGCTGCTAGTGCATTACAGTCATCTGACATAGGCTCTACTGTTCAAGGCTTTGATGCTGACACGCTTAAAGCTGACACAGCAGACACACTTACAGCACCATTCAGAGGCACAGTAACTACTGATAACGATTTATCGTTTGACCTAAACGTAACTAACAATTTTAAATGCACACCGAGTGGCGCAGGCACGTTAACCTTTACTAATCACACTGACGGTCAAAGTGGTTTTGTTTGGTTAGACAACTCTGGTGGTCATGCTATTGCTGCTGCAGCCACAACTAAGATTAACGCTGCTGATTTAACAACAATCTCAACTGCTGGTGTCTACACACTTAGTTACTTTGATAATGGAACAAATGCTTATGTAGCTGTAAGCAGGAGCTTTGGATGAGTTTACTTCAAGCAGGTTTTGGGTCTTCTGGTGATGACTATGAGATCACAGATAGTCTGAGACTGCGTAGTTCTGCTAGTGCTTATTTAAGTAGAACTTTTCCAAGCGCAGGAAACAGAAGAACTTGGACTTGGAGTGGATGGGTTAAACGTGGAAAACTAAGTGATTATCAGGCTTTATTTTGTGGTGGCGATGCTACCAGTAATAATGATGCTTGGCTTAGACTTAGAGCAGCAAGTGGAAATCTTGATGCAATAGAATTTAGAAATATTACTGGTGGTTCATATACTGCAAATGTGTATACGTCTGCTGTATTTAGAGATCCTTCAGCTTGGTATCACATTGTTATTGTTATAGATACTACTCAAGCTACTTCAACTAATAGAATTAAAATTTATGTAAACAGTGAACAACAAACTTTAACATTTGCTTCTACTCCTGCACAAAATGCAGATATGAGTATTAACGCTGCAGGATTACATACTATTAGTAAACTTAATTTTGCATCCTCTTCTTATTTAGATGCTTATCTAACAGAAGTAAACTTCATAGACGGTCAAGCCTTAACTGCTGATGACTTTGGTGAGTACGATGCCAACGGTACTTGGAAGGCTAAAAACTACACAGGCACATACGGTACTAATGGTTTCTATTTACCGATGAAGCCAACAACACAAGCTGATGGTTTCAACACAGTGTTGTATACAGGAGATAGTGGCACACAAAGCATTAGCGGTGTAGGTTTTAGTCCTGATTTTGTTTGGATTAAACCTAGAAATGCTGTTGGTTCACATATTTTGCAAGATACTGTGCGTGGAAACACAAAGTTTTTAGAATCTAATAGCACTGGAGTAGAACAAACTAACTCTTCAACAGGACTTCTATCTTTTGATTCTGACGGATTTACTGTTGGAACAGGTAATGATTGGAATAACTCTGGCGAAACATTTGTAGCATGGGCATGGGATGCTGGATCAGGTAGCGCAGCAAGTAACACTGATGGTTCTATAACCTCAACAGTCAAAGCAAACGATAGTTATGGATTTAGTATTGTAAGTTACACAGGAAACGGTACAAGTGGAGCTACAATCGGGCATGGTTTAAGTTCTGCTCCCAAGATGATTATTGTAAAAAATCGTACAACGGCTGGTGCAGATTGGCCTGTTTATCATGAGGACACAGGAAATACAGGTGCAACGTATTTAAACACCACAGCAGCGTTCGCCACTGATTCTACAAGGTGGAACAATACAAGCCCAACATCAACTGTGTTTAGTGTTGGCAATGGTCAAGGGGTAAATCACAGTTCAGCTTCTTTAATTGCCTATTGTTTCTCCGAGGTAGCTGGTTACAGCAAGATTGGTAGCTACACAGGCACTGGAACAACTACAGGAAATGTAACTACCACTGGATTCCGTCCAGCTTTCTTAATGGTTAAAGGAACATCTATAACATCTGAATGGGTGATTCTTGATAACACTAGAGATCCTAATCCTGATCCTGCAAAGCATGTATTACATCCTAATAGAACAAACGCTGACTCAACAGCTGCTGCTGGTTTATATGTAAAGTTTACTGATACGGGATTTCAACCAGTTGGTGTTGGCACTGACACAAACGCTTCAGGTCAGACTTTTATCTACATGGCGTTTGCAGACACTCGTGATGCTGTATTTAACTTTGATGCGTCTGGTAACAAGAACAACTGGCTGCCTAACAACATCAACAGTAACGCTGAGTCTGAATCTACTTATGACTTAATGAAGGACACACCAAGTCTGGTTGATGAGAACGCTGCTAACTTTGCTACTTGGAATCCGTTAATAACAGGAACAGGTACTTTTGCGGATGGTAACCTGTCAGTTACTACAGCAGTTGATAAAGCAACTTCTGGAACTGTTTTAGCATCATCTGGTAAATGGTACGCAGAGATTGTCTGCACGTCTGCGACTACCATCGCCAATGCACGGTTAGGAATTGCAAATGCGGATGGTATAGGTACTGCATTAGGCGCCAATTCAAATACTTGGGCATACCTTGCTGACGCTCGTGTATATCACAATAATTCATCATCTAGCTATGGGACAACATTGGCTGTAAATGACGTATTTCAAATTGCTCTAGATTTAGACGCAGGAAAAGTTTGGTACGGCATCAACAATACTTTTATGGCTTCTGGTAATCCTGAAACTGGAGCAAATCCATCGCAAACATTTACTGCTAATCAAGAGATGACGTTCGCAGTCGCATCGGGTAGCGGAACTTTCACATTTGTTGCTAACTTCGGACAACGCCCATTTGCTTACACACCACCAACAGGATTCTTAAAGCTCAACACGTTTAACCTGCCTGACTCGACTATTGAGGATGGATCAGATTACTTTACTCCTGTGTTGTACTCAGGTAATAGCTCAACACAGTCGATTACAGGTGTAGGGTTCCAGCCTGATTTAGTCTGGATGAAAGATAGAAATAGTTATGTTCATGTTACCGCTGTTGATGCTGTTCGTGGCGCGCCACTAGATTTGTTTACTAGCGCGCAGAACGGTGATTCTAACGATCATAATGGCTTAACTGCATTTACTGCGGATGGGTTTAACTTAGGGTCTAGTACAAATCACAATGTTACGGGACACAGTTATGTTGCTTGGAACTGGTTGGCAGGTAATAGCACCTCAACAAACACTTCTGGATCAGTAAACTCCACAGTGTCTGTAAATACTACTGCTGGTTTTTCAATAGTAGGTTTTACCTCTCCTAGCTCTGGGTCTTTTACAATGGGTCATGGATTAGGTGCCTCTCCTGATTTGATAATCATGAAACGTAGAGCAAGCACTTCTAACTGGGGCATATTTCACAGTGCAGTTTGCACAAGCGAAGATAATTACTTTATCTTTAATAGTAATGCTTTAATTAGCTACACTGATTTTTGGGGAGCAGCATTACCTACAAGCACAGTGTTTGGTGCAAATGTAGGAGCCTCTGCGATAGCAAATGAAGCCATGATTGCTTGGTGTTGGAGAGCGGTTGAAGGCTACTCAGCATTTGGTAAGTACACAGGCAACGGCTCTACTGATGGAACGTTTGTCTACACAGGATTTAGACCTGCTTATATTCTAGTCAAATCAAGTTCAGGGGCATCCAACAATATCCAGTGGAATGTTTACGACACCACTAGAGGTACATTTAATCCGATTGATGAATACACTTTGGTTAGCACTCCAGACGTAGAATCAAACAGTGCTTCTACCTATTACAAAGCAGATATTTTATCTAACGGATTTAAACTTAGAGCCTCTGGAGTTTACGGAGTAAATCAAAATAACTGTGTTTATGCTTATGCAGCTTTTGCCGAGAATCCTTTTAAGAACGCTAATGCGAGGTAACCAATGTATTACTTAGAAAGTACACCTTTAAGATTAAACAGTAGCTTTGAAATTGGTGGCACACTTTATCCATCTAACTGGTTAACGATTTCTACCGATGCTGAAAAAGCATCTATTGGGATTAGATGGGTTAATGATCCAGTCAGAGCAGATGACAGGTTCTACTGGAATGGTGATCCTGATATCCCTAAAGCACTAGAAGATGTTAACGAAACTGATGATGACGGCAACCCTGTTTATTTTCAAGTCTGGAATGAAGAAACCAACCAACTAGAAAATACTTCTGAGCAAGTAGTAACTAGAGGTTTAAAGTACACATGGATTGAACAGGTTAAAGACACAGCAGGTAAGATGCTGGCTCAGACTGACTGGATGGTGACTCGTAAGTTTGAACGTGATGTAGACATTCCTGCTGACGTAGTAACTAAACGTGCAGCTATTGTGGCTGAGTGTACTCGACTAGAAACAGCTATCACTGCAGCAGCAGATATGGATGCTTTTATAACAGTAGTGCAAGACCAGAGGTGGTCTGAGTGAAAAACTTTGATCTAGCTACCTTACTTGCTGGAATCATACCAGTAATGCTTGCTGCGATGTGGTGGGTTATTAGTAACGTCAATGATCTAAGAGGTGAGA